GGTCGCTTCGACTTGACTAAGGCAGGTGACAATGGTACACTGTTCAAGCGTCAAGAGCAGGTAAGCAAGTGGCTTGGCAGCAAGGTGTTTGCTGACTATCTTGAAGTAGCATAACAACAAATAGAAAGGATACTGTTATGGTTTACAATTACAAAGACCACAGAGACATTCCAAACTATATGCGTGCATACCTCATGGATGTTGTGGACGCAGACTATCTGGAAGAGGTAGACATTGAGGATATCAATGACTTTCTAAACGGTCTTGAAGAATGGGAAGATGACTACGACGTTGAAGTTCCTTCCTACTTAAACCACATCCACTAGATTGTTGTAATGGGGCAGGTCTGCTACACCAGTGTAGTAGGCTTGCCCTTCACAACTTATCAATATCAATGGAGTAGAAAAATGAAAGTGATCGTAACGGAAGTTGAGAATGAAGGCCTTGAATCTTTGATGGGTCAGCGAGTTACACTGTTTTGCGGTGCATACATTTACACCGGCAAATTAGTTGGTGTTAATCAGACCTGTGTAAAACTAGAAAACGCTGGTATTGTGTACGATACCGGTCCTTTTACAGACAAGGAGTGGGCAGACTATCAACCACTACCAAATGATTGGTATATAGCCACGCAGAGTATTGAGTCGTTTGGCATACTAAAATGTTCATAACTCGTAAATATGTGTCTAGGTCTAGGTCTAGGTCTAGGTCTGGGTCTTGGTCTTGGTCTGAGTCTTGGGCTGGGTCTTGGTCTTGGTCTAGGTCTGGGTCTAGGTCTGGGTCTTGGTCTAGGTCTGGGTCTTGGTCTAGGTCTTGGTCTAGGTCTGTGTCTACATGACAATTGAATTGTCAAACCATAAATGGGACAGGTTTAGTAGGCTTGTCCCTACATTACTTACCATAGGATTTTGTATATGAACTTGAATGAATACCAAAATAAAGCACACTCAACTGCTGTCTATCCAAAGGAGAAAGCCTTTGAGTATCTAGCTACTGGCCTTGCATCTGAAGCAGGAGAGGTTGCATCACTTGTATCTAAGTGGATCAGAGGTGATGGTAAAGCATTACCAATAACTGACATGAAGAAAGAACTGGGTGATGTACTGTGGTTTGTATCAGAGATGGCATACATGGTTGGTACAAATCTTTCAGAGGTAGCAGAACTAAACGTCAAGAAATTACAGGACAGACAGAAAAGAAATACTCTAAAGGGTAGTGGCAATAACAGGTAACATAAATGAGGCGAGCATGAAACTGTACACGAGTGACAAAGACTTTGACCTATTGCATCAGGCAGTGGACAAAGCAAGAAAGAATGCAAGGGAAGTAAAAGTACCTAGACAATCTATTCTAAATGTACTAATGGATCATGCACACTTTATCACTGCACTCAAACAACATGGAGAGAACATTGAGTATCCGAATGGAAAAGGCGATTGATCTACTTGCCAGAGTGGCAGAAGATATCACTGATCCAGTTCGTTGCTATCGTCTTGCGGCAGGTGTATGGTATAAGAATAATCTTGTAGGTCTTGGTGTTAATTCATACAAGACTGATCCGTTTCAAGCCAAGTATGGCAAGCATGAACATGCCATACACCTGCACGCAGAGGTAGCTGCAATCAAGAACGCAGTACGTACAGTAGGTGATGACCTGTCTAAGTGTACGATGTTTGTTGTACGTGTGAAGAGAGAACATGAACGTACAAACAAATTCAAAACAACTCTTGCAAAGCCATGTAAGGGATGTTATAGATGCATCGTAGAGTTTGGTTTATGTAAAGTTTATTATACAACAGAGAAAGGAGTGGTACAGTTATGATCAAAGGTAGCTTTAAGATTGAAGACATTGGTGTGCAACTAGAGATGCATAACGATGGTCTGTATGTTGCCTTCTATCTTGATGCAGACTATGGTGTAAAACCAATCAAGAAAATTTCTATTGATGATCTTGCTCTCGACTATGTAGATAACACAAAGCAGATGTTCAAAGAAGAAGACATTGACTATCTGTGCTTTGAACTTGGATGTACAATCCATATGTTAGAAACAAAGAGTAAGTCATTCAAACCAAAACTTAAAAAGGTATTGAAAGAGTATCCTGACTTTGGATTTACGGACAGCTTCTAACATGATGGTACTACTACATGATCTGAAAAACTTTCTCAAAGAAATATCAATAACAGAAATAAAACATCTTGATCCAGTAAGAGTACGTATCTATATTCAGGGTTTGATTGACAGCGAGGAAAGAAGAATGACAAACTACAAGACAGGAGTTATGCCTAGTTTAGTTAAAGAATTAAATGATTTACTAGATTTAGTAAATGATATTGAAGCTGATCGGGACGAATGGAAGGTAAAGTATAATGACTCGACGGGTAAACTACAGCGTGACGATCTGTTTGATATTGCAAAAGGTATATCGAATATACGAGACAGAATTGTTAAGGAGTTTCTAACATGACAACAGAAATTGACCTAGCAAGGAATGAAATAAAGGAACTGAACAAACAACTGTATACTGAATACAAAAAAGTTAAAGTTCTCAAAGAGCAAGTAGACTATCTAAAAGAAAAACTATCTATAACAGAAGTTGAATTAGAAAAACTATCAGAAAGAAAACTAAATGCAAGCTGAACTTATATCTTGTCTAGGTACAGACTTAACTGTTGTCAATGCAGCACGGGTATCCTTTGATAAAGAAAGTGATTGGGAAGTAAACCATAGTGTACGTAAGGAACTGTCAGCAAAGGATGCTGCACTGATCCGTTACCTTGCCAAGCACAACCACTTCACACCATTCACGCACTGTATGATCACGCTCAGAGAAACTGTGCCTATCTTTGTTGCAAGACAAAGGTTCAAACATACAATAGGATTTAGTTATAATGAAGTTAGTAGGCGGTATGTTGATGACACTCCAGAGTTTTACACTCCAGATACATGGAGAGGTAAAGCAGACAATGTCAAGCAAGGCAGTAGTGAGAAAACAATTGAAGGAGCGCCAGAATTAGAAGCTAAAGCAGCATATAAAAATGTAATTGAGTACTGCCAAGAGGAGTACGAATGGTTGATGGACTTAGGTGTGTGTCCTGAACAGGCACGTATGGTCTTACCTCAGTCAATGTACACAAGTTACTATGTTACTGGTTCTCTTGCTGCATTTGCACGTGCTTATAAGTTACGTATTGACAAGCACGCACAAAAGGAGATACAAGAACTAGCAGAGAGTTGGAATAACATCATCAAGGATTTATTTCCTGTATCATGGAAGGCGTTAATCAATGAAGAGTGAAGCAGAAAAACATGGACATATAAGTACACCTGTTCTAAAAGCAATAAAGAATAATTGTATTGAGTGTAGTGGTGGTAGTTTCAGTGAGGTGAAATTATGTACAGTTTACTCTTGTCATCTCTGGCCTTTTAGGTTAGGTAAAAATCCTTGGAGAAAAGAAATGTCTAAAGAACATAGAGATAAAGTTAGTGAACGATTTAAAAAGGTAAGAGAAGAAAATGGCAAGTAAGAAAGACATAGGAACTAATACAAAGATTGAACTGAAGAAACACCAACAGACAAGCATTGGTCATTCAGTTAACACCAATCCAAAGAACAAACACAAGCGTAAGAATTGGAAGAGATACATAGGACAGGGTAGATGAAAAACCTGTGGGAAAAAGATCGTAAGACAATCTTCCGTGAACTATTGTCCACCTATATGGAAGAAGGTTATAACAGAAAGGAAGCAAAGAAGTTAGCTTCCATTGAAACAGAGGAGATTATGGCAGGTGACATGGCGTTTGTCGATGAGTTGCTAAACAAACAAGAGGAGTGAGTAAGATGAAAAGGATAAAAAGTATGTACCGTCTAGTGAACAAGACCAACAACCAAGCTGTTGATACAGGAACACTAGACGAGATGTATGATGTTCTTGATTCAATAAAGTCCTTGACTACCCATCTTAAATATGATAACAAACTAAACCGTAGTAGGCGTAAGCTAACTGTGTATGGTAACAGAAACGAAACTGTTTATAGGATCGTGAAGATATGATGGAAACAGAAAGTCACGTAGTAAAGCGCGGTTCTTGTCCTGAGTGTTCATCCAGTGATGCATGTATGACATACAGCGATGGACATTCTTGGTGTTATAGTTGTTCAACTTATTTTAAATCAAAGGATGACAGCATGTCAGTTCAACCACAACAACAAAGTACAGTACGACCCATGAGTGTTAACGGACAGATCACTAGCATTCCTGATCGTAAAATATCAGAAGCTACCTGTAAGAAGTATAATGTACGTACAGTAAAAGATAACTCTAACAAGATTATCCAACATCTATATCCTTACTATGATAGTGACAACAACCATGTAGGTGATAAGGTTCGTAACCTACCAAAAGATATACGTGCTATTGGGAATGTCGGACAGGGTACACTCTTTGGACAGAACCTATTCAATCAGGGTGGTAAGTACGTTACCATCTGTGAGGGTGAGCTAGATGCGCTTGCCGCATACGAAATGCTTGGCAGTAAATGGCCTGTCCTTTCTATCAAGGATGGTGCAGCATCTGCTCTACGTAACTGTAAAGCAAACCTTCAATACCTGTCGCAGTATGATAACATCGTGCTGTGCTTTGATAATGATGACGCAGGACGCAAGGCAGCAAAGCAGGTTGCCTCTCTCTTTGAACCTAACCAATGCAAGATCGTACACCTTGAGTACAAGGATGCATGTGAGTACATTCAGAACGGTAAGCGTGAAGAGTTTACCCGCGCATGGTGGAACGCTAAGATGTACACACCAGCAGGTATTCTTAACCTTGCTGACATGGGTGATGCGCTATACGAGGAAGGTGACTACAAGACTTGTCTATATCCTTGGCAAGGTATCAATGATAAACTCTATGGTATTCGTACTGGTGAACTGGTTACATTTACGGCAGGTACAGGTACAGGTAAGTCAAGTGTTATGCGTGAACTTATGCATCATCTTCTTAATAATACAGAAGAAAACATTGGTGTTATTTCTTTGGAAGAGAATGTACGTTCAACTATCTTTCATCTCATGTCAGTTGAAGCTAACGCTCGACTATATATCAGAGAGATACGTGAACAGTTCAGCCGTGAAGATTTGAATACGTGGCAAAAAGCAACTGTAGGTACACGCAGGTTCTTTGCATTCGATCACTTTGGTAGCATGAAGACTGATGAGATACTTGGTCGCATTCGTTACATGATCAAAGCATTGGACTGTAAGTGGATAATTTTAGATCACCTATCCATTCTTGTGTCAGGACTAGAGGGTGATGATGAGCGTAGAAATATTGATAACCTAATGACTAAGCTACGATCTATCGTGGAAGAGACTAACGTAGCACTACTACTTGTCTCTCACTTACGTAGAGGTAGTGGTGACAAGGGGCATGAAGACGGTAAGGAAGTTAGTCTCGCTCATCTTAGGGGCAGTCAAAGCATAGCGCAACTGTCAGACGGAGTGGTGGCAATGGAACGTGACCAACAATCTGATGATCCTAACATTGCTAACACCACTACCATTCGCGTACTGAAGAACAGATACGCAGGAGATACTGGTGTTGCTTGTCACTTGTTCTTCAACGCTGACACTGGACGCTTGACAGAGGTAGATAATCTAGGTGATAATGGGGAGGAAGATAACTTAGAAGAGGCACTGTAATGGATGTAGTACTGGACATTGAAACTGATTCTCTCGATGCTACACTGGTGTACTGTATTGTAGCAAAGGATAGAGAGACAGGTAAGCATCATGTTTGGAAAGGTGATCAGTGTATTACTACGTTTCCTCTGTTTGCTAAACGAGTGAACAAGTTTATAATGCACAATGGTATATCGTTTGATGCACCAGTTCTTAACAGACTGTTAGGTACACAGATCAAACTGTCACAGGTAGAAGACACTTTGTTACTGTCACAACTAATTGATCCTGTAAGAGAGAACGGACATTCTCTTGAGGCATGGGGTGATAAACTCCAGTTCAACAAGATTAAGTTCAAAGACTTTAGCCACCTGTCTGATGAGATGATCACATACTGTAAGAGGGATGTGGACATAACTGAACGGGTTTGGATTAACCTTCAACCAGACATACAAAAGATTGATCGTCGTGCTATTGATCTTGAGTACAAGATACGTGCGTTGGTCAGTCAACAAGAAAGGAATGGGTTTACTCTTGATTTACAGAAAGCAACTAGCCTTACCGCACACCTACAGGATAAGTCGTTTAAATTGGAACGAGAAGTTCAAACAAGATTTATTCCTATTCCTGTGGCGGTTAAAGAAATTACACCTCGTTACAAAAAAGATGGTAGTCTTTCTTCTGTGGGTCTGCGGCATATACAAGACCCGACAACAGTTGCAGGACCGCACATATCTATCAACTACCAAACATTTAATCTTGCCTCCCGTCAGCAGATCGTTAGTCGATTAGTAAAGTGTGGTTGGCAACCTAATAAATTTACAGAAAAAGGACATGCAATCGTAGATGAATCTGTGCTTCGCGGAGTTGATATCCCTGAAGCACAGATGATTGCAGAGTATCTTACATTAAAGAAACGTATTGCACAGGTTCAGTCATGGATTGATGCAGTACATGAGGACGGTAAAGTACATGGACAAGTTCTTACATTACGTGCTATCTCTGGTAGGATGGCACACCATTCTCCAAACATGGCACAAGTTCCTGCATCTTACTCACCGTATGGTAAGGAGTGTAGGGAATGCTGGACTGTTGGAGATGCAGCTAATGTTCTTGTTGGTTGCGATGCTTCTTCGCTTGAGCTACGTGCACTAGCACACTATCTTAACGATCCTTCCTTTACAAAAGAAGTTGTGGAAGGTGACATTCATACAGCAAATCAAAAGGCAGCAGGTCTTGATACACGTGATCAAGCCAAGACATTTATCTATGCCTTTATCTATGGTGCAGGTGCAGCAAAGATAGGACAGATCGTTGGTGGTACATCACAGGACGGTCAGCGTCTGATAGATACATTTCTTGGTAACGTACCTGCTCTTGCTTTGTTAAGAGAAAGGGTTGACAAGGCAAGTCGAAGAGGTTATCTTAAAGGTCTTGATGGTAGATGGTTGAAGGTTCGCAGCCAACATGCAGCAGTCAATCTTCTTATTCAAGGCGCAGGTGCAGTTATCTGTAAGCAGTGGCTAGTAGATATAAATACTCTGGTGCGTAAGCATAATGTTAAGGCTGAGTTAGTTGCGTCTATACACGATGAGTATCAGCATGAGGTATACAAACCACAAGCTGACAGGTTTGGTGAACTAACTAAACTGGCAATGAAACAAACAGAAAAGGTTTTAAAAATAAAATGTCCACTAGACAGCGAATACAAGATAGGCCAGAACTGGTCAGAAACACACTGATACAATTATCAGATACTGAAATTAAATTGTACACTGAGATAGGTCAGGCACGCTATGACAGTAACAGAAAGAAAAATGTAAAGGACACTGCTGCTAAACGAGATAAGAATGATCCTTATAAGTTTGATATCATTGGTGTTGCTGGAGAGTTGGCACTGTACAAAATGATTGGTGAGTATCCACATGGTGTTATGGATGTTGGAATACGTTCAATGGAAAGAGGAACTGACAAAGGAGATTTACTTCTTGATGGTCTTACTGTTGACGTTAAGACAACAGACCATGTGAACGGTAGACTACTTGCTGTAAATAATAAGTGTCTTGGAGTTATTGATCTATTCGCCTTGGTTGTAAAGCTATCTGATAATGACTTTATGCTAAGAGGATTTTACCCATGCCATATGCTTATTAAAGAAGAG